TCGGTGGTGTTCCCGCCCCAGCGCAAGTGGGCACGCCTCGAGGCAGGCAACGACATCCCGTTCGACCGCCGCGCCACCACCCAGGCCGTGCTCGAGATCTACGCCGACAAGATGTTCACGGTGCTCAAGCAGAGCAACTTCGACATCGCCATGGGTGAGTTCCTGCTCGACCTGGCCGTGGGCACCGCCTGCATGATGGTGCAGCCGGGCGACGACGTGAGCCCCATCAACTTCATCCCCGTGCCGCTGTTCCTGGTGAGCTACGAGGAAGGCGCGAACGGCCAGGTGGACAACGTCTACCGCCGCATGCGCATGAAGGGCGAGAGCATCGAGCGCCAGTGGCCCGACGCCAAGATCCCCGACGAGATGAAGCGTCGCATCGAGAACAAGCCGACCGAGGACGTCGAGCTCCTCGAGGCCACCATCCACGACCACAAGCGTGGCGACTACTGCTACCACGTCATCGACAAGGTGTCCAAGCAGGAGATCGTCTACCGCCGCCGCAAGACCAGCCCGTGGGTGATCTCGCGCTACATGAAGGTGGCCGGCGAGATCTACGGCCGGGGCCCGCTGCTCACGGCCCTGCCCGACATCAAGACGCTCAACAAGACCAAGGAGCTCCTGCTTAAGAACGCATCGTTGGCTGTGGCCGGTGTATATACAGCCGCCGACGACGGCGTGCTCAACCCCAACACGGTCAAGCTGGCCCCGGGCGCGATCATCCCTGTGGCACGCAACGGTGGCCCGCAAGGCCCGGCGCTGATGGCCCTGCCCCGCTCTGGCGACTTCAACGTCAGCCAGCTGGTGATCAACGACCTGTCGGCCAACATCAAGCGCATCTTGCTCGACGAGTCGCTGCCGCCAGACAACATGAGCGCCCGCTCGGCCACCGAGATCGTGGAGCGCATGAAGGAACTGGCCCAGAACCTGGGCTCTGCCTTCGGCCGACTGATCAACGAGACCATGATCCCGCTGGTGGCCAAGATCCTTGAGGTCATGGACGAGCGCGGTCTGATCGATATGCCCCTGCGTGTGAACGGCCTGGAGGTCAAGGTTGTGCCGGTGGCACCGCTGGCCCAGGCCCAGAACATGGAGGAGGTCAACGCGATCATGCAGTTCGCCCAGCTGGCGCCCAACTTCGGCACCGACGGTGCGCTGGCCCTCAAGAACGAGGTGCTGGTCGACTACCTGGCCGACAAGCTCGGTGTGCCCGCAGCAGTGCGCAACACCAAGGAAGAGCGTGCCGTGCTCATGGAGGAGATGCAGAAGCAGCAGGACATGGCCGCCATGGCGCAGGCTCAGATGATGCAGGCGCAGGCTGAGGCCAACCCGGATGCCAAGCTGATGGAGGCGCTGAATGCGGGATGACGTCGCCCGACTTGCTGCGGCCAAGGCCATCGAGCTCGCAAAGGCAGTTGCCAAGCTGCCCGGCGAGCCTGGCCCGCAAGGCGAGCGCGGCGAAAAAGGCGAGCGCGGAGAGCAAGGCCCACAGGGTCTGCCTGGGCGCAATGGCATGGATGGCCGCGATGGTCTGGACGGCCTGGACGGCGCACCTGGCCAGCAGGGTGAACGTGGCCCGATGGGGCCGCAAGGCCTGCCGGGTCTGCCCGGTGAGCGCGGAGAAAAAGGCGACCCTGGCGAGCGAGGCCAACGCGGTGAACGTGGCGAGCGCGGCCTGCAAGGCATGCCGGGGCCAATCGGCCCGATGCCAAAGTACGAGCGCAAGGGCTACCAGATCCGCTTCGAGAAGGCCCCCGGCGAGTGGGGCGAGTGGATCGTCATCCCTGTGGGCGGTGGTGGCGGCGGCGGCCGCGACGACAAGCTGTTCGACCGGCAGAAGGAACTGGTCACGCTGGCAGACGAAAAGAAGAACGGGGCTGTGCCCGTGTTCATTCAAGACACGCAACCAGACTTCAACGGTGGCAAGGGCCTCTGGTTGCAAACAGGCATGGGCACAAGTGGCTCTGATTTCACCCTTTGGTTTGAGGACGGACTATGACTCTGAAAAACATGTTTGGCGACCTGGCGCTGGAAGAGACAGCAATGGACAGCAAGGAGTTCCAGGAAACGCTCCTGCAGGTGATGGTCGGCATCTACAACAAGCTGCCGCGCCTGACGCGTGAAGGGCGTGTGGCTGCGGCCATCGTCAACTCAAGCGGCAACGAGATCAACGAGCCCTGGTTTGGCGTATCGACCAACCTTGTCGGAGAGGGAAACCAAGGCCGACAGTATTTCAGAATCTATGAGCCGTGGCAGATGTCCAACGCTGGCGCAGCCTACCTCTACAACAACATCACGGTGAGCTGACATGGCAACAACCAACAAACTGCGCAAGGTCTTGCACAAGAAGGCCTGGGAATTTTGCGCGCCCACTTACTTTGTCAACACCAACAACGGCGCCAGCATTGCGGGTGACGACGGTGCCATGCCGCAGCGCGATTGCATCTACTTCATCAACGCAGCCAGCGGCATCTACAACTACAACGCCGATCAGGACAGTTGGCTGCAATTGCCCAACTCCGGCATCGCTGGAGCATATGGTGCTGGCGCGTGTCTGGACTTTCGCGTTGTCGGCATGCTGGGCGGCAACCTGCAGAACACCGCGACCGCAGGCACCACCACCACGATCACCACCAACCGCACAATCACCCGCGACATCCGCGGCTGCAGAATCCGCGTGGTGGCTGGCACGGGTGTGGGCTACAACGGCACGGTGGCCAGCAACACCACCGGCGCAAACGCTGTGATCACCGTGACGCCGGCCAACGGCGTGGCTTTTGACGCCACGACCGTTTACATGGTTTGGTCGGGTTCACTGTGGTATTTCAACCCAGGCTCGACTGCTGTGGGTTTCTCAGTCTACGACCGGGCGACCAACACCTGGACGGCCAAGAGCGTGACCGGCTTGCCCACCGCATGGGGCACGACTGGCCAGCTCATTGGCACGGGCAGCGTGACCAGCACGTTTGATAGCGGCACCAGCAGCGGCACCAACACCACCACCACACTCAATGACACGGCCAAGGCCTGGCAGGTCAACGCGTGGACGAACTACCAAATCCGCATCACCGCAGGCACGGGCGCAGGTCAATACCGCACCGTGGCCAGCAACACGGCCAACGCCATCACGGTGTCGGCCGCGTGGACGGTGACGCCAGATGCGACCAGCCAGTACGCGATCGAAGGCAACGACGACTTCATGTACCTGCTGGGCAACAACGCGGTCACGCTCTACCGGTATTCGATCATCAACAACACCTGGACGACCCTTGCGCCGACTGCGGCCAGGGCTGCTGCAATGGGTGCTGGTGGCTGCGCTGACTGGATCGGTTCTGTAAACGACCCTGACTGGTCGGGCGCACAGGGCAAAACTCTGGTGCAGGGCACCACGTTCGTCAAGCAAAACGGCCGCTACATCTACTCGTTGCGTGGCGCTGGCTCTGGCGGCCTGGATGTGTACGACATCGCGCTCAACACCTGGTATTCGAGCGTGGCCTACGGTCAATCGACGGAAACCTTTACGACTGGTTCTTTCTCGGTGCAATACGGCGGCTACATCTACATCACCAAAGAAAACACCGGCAGGATCTTCCGCTTCGATGTGGCCAAGCATGTGCTGGAGCCGTGGGCCACAAACCTTTACCCGCAATCGACCACGGTCGAAGGCGACAAGGCCTTTGTCACCACCTACGTGGACGGCAACACCGTGATCCCGTTCTACTACACCATGCGCCACAGCGGCACCGAGCTGCTGCGCATGATGTTGATCGACCAGTAACAAGGCGACCAAATGAGTTGGGAAGACCTCGAGACCCCTGCAGTCGACATACGCGATGTGATGCAGCAGCGCGAAGACACAGCCCGCCTGTGCTTTCGCGTGTTCGCCACCGAGGATGGCCAGAAGTTCCTGGCCTGGCTGCAAGACCGCTATGTGAATGTGCCCATCGCCGTGCCGGGCACAGACCCGTCCCACGCGTTCTTTGCCGAAGGGCAGCGAACCGTGGTGCGGGACATTGAGGCATGGATCAACCAAGCAAGGAAACTATGAGCGACACCAACGACCAGCCCGGTGGCAACACTGGCCTACTGGACAGCGTGACCATTGACGACCCCAGCAAACCCGCTGGCAATGACCAGCAGAAGGTCGAGATCGACCACAAGCAGAGCGCTGACCCCGCCGCCTCTGCCAGCAACACGGGCGCACCCAAGACGCGGCCCGAATACCTGCCCGAGAACTTCTGGAACTCCGAGAAAGGCGAGCCAGACCTCGAGGGCATGGCCAAGTCCTGGCGCGATTTGCGTGCCAAGATCAGCCGAGGCGACCACAACGCGCCGGCCGATGGCAAGTACGACACCAGCAAGTTTGGCGAAGACGCCGAAGGCAACCCCATGGCCAGCACCATCGTGGGCTGGGCCAAGGAAAACGGACTGTCGCAGGCCCAGTTCGACGACCTGGTCGACAAGCTGCAGACCAACGCCAAGGAGATGCTGGCCGGCGACATGGTCGATCCGGCTCAGGAGATCGCGCAGCTGGGCCCCAATGGCCAGGCTGTGATCAACGGCATGGTCGACTGGGCCCGTGGCCTGGTCAACAAGGGCGTCTGGAGCAAGGACGACTTCGAGGAGTTCAAGATCATGGGCGGCACCGCCCGTGGCCTCACCGCCCTGGTCAAGATCCGCGAGGCCTACGAAGGCCGCATCCCAATCGAGAGCGCACCCATCGACGGCGCGCCAAGCAAGGAAGAGCTCTATGCGATGGTGGGCGATCCGCGCTACAAGACCGACGCGGCCTACCGCCAGAAAGTCGAGCGCATGTTCCAGCAGTTCGCGCAGTAAAGGTTGGTCTCCTCCAAGGTACCGCAGCAGCGGTTGCCACTTGCCCCGGCCCAGTGCCGGGGTTTTTTTGTCCAAAAAGCAACCCCCGTGGTTGCACTGTTGACAATTCCGAATAGAATCAGCGCTCAAGGCCCACCGCGCAAGCGACCCTGACCGTGGCGAGATGCCAACGACTGGCTACCGTAAGTAGCAAGCGAAGGCCCTGGCAACAGGCTCACCGATGCGACAACCCCTGATCAACAACCGAACGAGGTTATCAAATGAGCGCTTCTCTCTCGAACGCCTTTGTTACGCTCTTCGACGCAGAGGTCAAACAGGCTTACCAGGGCAAAGCAATGCTGGTGGGTGCTGTGCGTCAGCGTCGTGGTGTCGAAGGCTCCCAAGTCAAATTCCCCAAGGTGGGTCGTGGCGTCGCCATGCCCCGTGTTACCCAGACCGATGTGACGCCCATGAACGTGGGCTTCTCGACGGTGACCTGCACGCTGCAGGACTGGAATGCCGCTGAGTACAGCGACATCTTCAGCCAGGCCAAGGTCAACTTCGACGAGCGCTCGGAACTGGTGCAAGTGGTGGGTGCTGCCAT